CCACAAGAAAAAGCTAAGGCTACTCGTGCTTTAAACAAACTGAGAAATCAGCGTGGTGGTATGGACCCTGAAATGTTTAAGGTGTTGGGTAAGGCTATTGCTGAGTCTAGCGCTTTAAAAGGTGTACACGATACACAACAACTTACAGCAGCTAAAGCTTTACAATTTACTCCTAACAATCCTTTAAATAGGGTTCCTGGTATTGGAGACAAGTTGCGTGAGGTTGGTAATGCCATGATTAAGTCTCCTGATGAGGCTGTAACCTTGGCTAAGACAGCTCCTGACGTGTCCCAAAACATGGTACAGAAAGGTGCTAATGCTTTAACTAAGGGTGGTATCTACCTCAAAGCTAAGGTTAACAATCCTGTTGTCCATTATGGAGTTGACAGGTTTCTAGATGCAGAGAACGTTGCTCGTGCTGATGTTACCGAAAAGTTAAATAACAATTACTTAGGTGCTTTACGTGAACTGTCCACTGCAGAAAGAACAAAAGCATTTGAAGTGCTTAACCTTGCTGACAAACATCAGGTAGAGATTACTCCTGCTATGATGGAGAAGTATGCACTCCCTGAAAAGGTACAGGTGTTTATTGACATGCATCAGCATACTATGGCTGATGTTCTTAAAAGCATTAATGAAGCCAGAGCGTCTGTGGGTAAAAAACCTATAGTTGCCCGTGAGGCTTATTCTGCCATGAACATGACTGGTGACTTCCGTAAAGTTGTCTATAAGATGGTTGATGGTAAACAAGAAGTTGTTGGTGTAATTGGTGCTGACACCAAGAACATTGGTAAACGTTCTTTGTCTGCTTTAGAAAAGAATGTGTTAGCTAAAGACCCCACCCTCCAGTTTGGTCCTTTACAAGACATGAGCAAGACTTCACGTTCTGCTCGTGGCACTCCACATGAAGCTTTTCAAGATGTTCTAGCAACCTTGGGTGAAGACAATCCTAGCATTAAAGAGTTTGTTGAAACTCTACGTCAAGTTGCAAATGACGATCCTTCTAACTATCTAGGTATGCAAAAGCACACCATGCAGAAGAAGGGTGTCTTTGGTATGGAAGGACGTAAGTTCTGGGAAAGTACAGAAGAGAATGCTCGTGCATTCTTTGAGAACCAAGTACGCTACATTGAAAGTGGTCTTACTTGGGGTCATTTGTCTAAAGCTGCTAAGGATGTAAACGATGTTATTCGTAATCCTGAAGTGGTTAAGAACCAGTCTAACGCTATCCGTTTAGTTGACAACTATATGCAGAATGCTTTAGGCATCAACCCTAGCCGTATGGGCAAAGCAGTTGAAGATGTAATGAATGCTACTTTTGGTGCATTTGGTGTAGGACCCTCCGTCCCACGTGCTGCTATGGGGTATGCCCGTTTAGCAGCTAACACTGCTATGCTGTCCTTGAGTCCAGCCTTTTTAACCTTACAGCTCATCCAGCCTATCACAGCAATGCCTGCTATGGCAGCATTCCTGCGTGGACGTGGTGGTGCTACCAAGATGACAGCCTTTGGCTATGGCAACATGGCAGAAGGTAGCTTGGCTTTAATCAAAGACCAACTAGGTCAAAAGTTATCTCCTGTAATGGAAGGTGCTATTAAGTATGCCAAGGATAACCATGTGTATGCTACAGACATGGTACAGCATTCTAATCAAATCTCTAAAGGTGTTGAGTATTATACTAGTACCGTAGCTCAGGCTCCTGCTGCTGCCCTGGAAACAGGAACACGTAGTATGGTGTATATGGGCTTAGTTAGTATGCTCCATGAGTCTGGTTTAACCCCTAAACAGGGTTTATATCAGCAAGCCCATCGGTTTACCGACATGGCTATGGTCAACTACAGTGCTTTGGAAAAGCCAGCAATCTATAATGCCCTAGGCCCTATAGGAAGCTTGGCTTATAACTTGAAGAGCTTTGGACATAACGAAATTAGCCGTTGGGCGTTGTTTGCCAGAGAACTAGGTAATGATGCTAACGCCATGCCCATTTTAACTCAAATGGCTACCACCATTGCCATTGCTGGTGTTATGGGACTGCCGTTCTTCTCTCAATGGGAGATGTTGTATGACTACATTACCAAGAAGATGGGAACCCCTCGTAGCCTGTCCCTAGACGTCATGGACGCCTCTAAGAGCGTTGGTAAGGCCCTAGGACCTAACGGTGCTTATGCCTTGTCTCATGGCGCTCCTACAATGCTTGGTGTGGATTTAAGCACCCGTACAGGATTGGGAGATGTCTTGCCTTCTAGTGCAGCTGACGCAGCCTTTGCAGGCGGTGGTAAGTTGTATGAAATGGTTAAGGCAACGGGTCGTGCTGTGGGTAATCCTTCAGAGGAAAATCTGAAGTCAGCAGCAATTAACCTTGCTCCACCTGTCCTACAAGGACCCATGGACGTTGCTTGGTATCAGAAGAATGGACTGGCCTATAGCAAGAACCCTGAAAAGCTCAAGCCTACGGCTGTCCGTAATGATACAGATGTTTTATTGAAGAAGATTGGCTTTACTGGTATTAATGAGTCTGCTCAAAAGCAGAAACAATACCAGCAAGCACAGCTTGATGCTGCTTATACAGAGTTCCGCTCCACTGCAATGCAAACCATTGCACAGGACTTATTTCGTAATCGTCCAATAGACCAAAAGACTTTGGATAAATACTTTAAGACTGGTCAAGGCGATCCCAAGACCTTTGAAACGGAACTCAATAGGCTGGCTATTGAACAAAACATGTCTCCACAAGATTACCTGCTGTTAAGACAAGCTGCTTCTAACAAGATTCCTCAACTGCGTAGCTTACAACGGAGGACTCAGTAATGGCTAGTGTTTTAGAAGAACTCTTTAAAGAAAATCTTAATAATCCAAATGAGGCAATGGGACAGCAATATTCATACCTTCGTGATATGAATAGAACCCCTACCATGGACCTGTCTCTTAATCTGCCAGAAAACCATAATGGCAATTATCAGGGTTGGGAAAATCATATTAAAGTTAACCCTTTTTCTGAAAACCCAAGAAATACTCTGTCACATGAACTGCAACATGCTGTTTATAACATTATGGATGGTCAAAGATATACTACTGAAAGAAAAGGTAGTAGTATGACACCAGATGAACGAAGGTTTTTAGAAGGTCATAATAAACTAAATCAAGAAACTAAAATTCCTATGGAAGGTCTTAGTAGGTATCGTCGCAGTCCCAATGAACGGCAAGCTTTTGGTGTAGCAAACTCTAATTATCCATATAAAGAGAACTACGAAGGTAGTCCCCATTTAGACGCAACTTTAGCTACTGAACAAGCTATTTTGCTTGACCTAGCTCAACGAGCACTTAAGAGTGACCGTGCTCCTGCACAAGTTGCTCCTAAGACTGACCCAATAGACAGCGCAATTAATGCTGGTTCTGAAAAGTTGATACAGTTGAAAGACTGGGCAATGAAGTATCTTAAGAAATGAAAAAAGCCCCCACGGCCTTGCAGCTATGGGGGCTATTTTTTTGCCTATTCTTCTTTCATCTTCATAAAGATAAACCTAAAGCACAGGATGTTTAGAGCAATGAGGTTTTCATAATCCTCATCGTCATCTCCAGTAACATGCTCAATGCCTATTTGAATACCGTTAATCATTTCTACAAGAATTACTCTCATACGCCACAGCTTCCACCGTGACCTGTGAATTCACAGATGTCAACTTCATCAAAGATCATGTCTTTGCTCTTGATGGCGTCTTCATATGGGACACTCGTGAGAGGTTGTCCGCCTCGGCTTCCGTCTGGATAGCAAGTGAAACCTCGCAGTCTTGGGGCATACTTTGCAAGAGTTTCTGTAAAAGACTGTACGCGCTTGTCATTGTTTCCAGCACTTCCCCAGGAGGGTAAATTGATGGTTGACGAGATTGACATGTCAACGTAATCTTGAATGTCTGCTTGGAATTTGATTCGTTGTTCATAGTTCTCGCTTAAGTCAATAGCCGATTCAATCTTGCTTGGATCAACGCCATACTCCGTGATAAGATTCTGAGCCGTTCCGTCAACAACGTACTGATATTTCCATTTGGTTCCTTCAGTAAGGAATCGTCGTTTGTATGCAACTGCAAATAATGGCTCAATTCCAGTAGTCGTGCCTGCAAGGATACCAATTGATCCTGTAGGCGCAATAGCTCTGTATGCAGCGGGATGGTTGAGGTAGAATCTGTCGCAGTGTTCATTTGCTGCTATCTCGCTTTCTTGCTGATAGACCTTTAACCATTTGTGGAGTTCTGGGCTAACAGTATATCCAGCGCTTCGTTTAAGTAGCCATTCGTGGATCCCCATGAGTCCGAGTCCGAGCCTCCGATTTTTCTCGCGAATTCGGTGAACTTTGTCGTAAGGTAAATCCGCTCTAAGAGTTCCGCATACAAGGAACTTAGAGGCAAGGTGTACAATTGACTTGAACTCATCAATACTTTCGATATTGCCAAGATTGATGCTCCCAAGATTACAAACATCACTGTCGTCTTCCGAAGTAACCTCAGTACAAGCGTTCCTAAGTGTTTCATTTTGTTTCTTTCCAAAGTTAAAGCTGAAGCCAGGTTCTCCTGTCATCAGTGCCTGTCGGCAGTTTTCTACAAACACGGGATTGTTAGCTAGGCTATAGCTACCAGGGTCTCCGTTCTTCATCATGAATGCACCGTCATCATAATTAACAGAAATGTTAGTCATGTCTAACGGAGCGAAAGCATTAAAGTCTTTCTCTTTAGCAGCTTTTACGTCTGCAGACCAGTCTTTAACGTGCATGAATTTATCAACATCTTCATGTCTCCAATTAAGAGAGGCATAAATTGCAGAACGTCTCGAGCCTCCTTGCATAACATTTCGCCCGATTTCGTTGATCGCATACATAAGCGGAATAGGTCCTGATGCAGTGCCACCTGTTCTACTAAGAGCCTTTCCAGCAGGACGGAGTCGTGAATAGTCAATTCCAATGCCGCCCCCAGTCATTAAACAACTCATTGCACGCCATGTAACTGCACTCCATTCTTCTCTTGTGTCTTCTTCTGCTCGTAGCAGATAGCAATTATTATAGGCTTTGTATGGACGACCTGCATAATAAAGGTAACGTCCGCCAGGCAGGAATTTCATTTCCTTGATATACTCAATGAGCTGCTTCTGTTCGTCGTGGGACATGAGAGCTTGCATTGTACCCCAACGAGTACCACATACATCCTCTACAAGACGTTCAGCCAGCTTATCCCATGTGTCCCCTGGGCCTTGAGCATATTTGTAGCGAAAGATATTTTCGCCAAAAGAATTACGGAACCGCTTTGTTTCTGTCATATTTTCCTTATAAAAACTTTAGGTTTGTTGGAGCCACCTAATAGTTCGTTCTCTCGTTTTAGTGCATCGTGTTCCAAACAACAAAGTTCACAATGGCCTCTTTTCATCCACATTCGATGCTTCTGGCAACGGTATGGGTGGGGCTTGATCTCTTTGCTCATAGGTTCTGATGGTTTTTGTTGCATCTTTTTCCTGAAGTATTCGTTCTATGAAAGGCTTCTTGGCTTGTTTCTTTTTCATTCCACTGCTTTAGCAAGGTCATCAAAAGATTCACTAACATCATCTTCAAAAGCTTCGACAAGATCGGATATGTCACGTCCTATGATGTCTAAGAATTCTACAACATCCAAGTTATGCACAATAAGTGTTTTAAGTTCTTCAAGTTTCATTATGTGCATAAGAAGGTGTTTTCTCAATGTAATCTCGCAACATGTCGACGAGTGCTTTCTCTAAGAGATAGCTCACTTCTTTTGGTGCGAAGGTTACCTGTAGGGTAGCGCTACCGTCTTCATTTTCATTAATTTCATTTACTAACATTGCGCTTCTCCAGTTCTCGGTTAATGTACCACATAGCCTTGCGTAAGTCCTCTACGGCATCTTTCTTAAGATCACAACGCCATATATACTTCAAAGCATTCCCTAAGTTAAACCCCATGTGCTCTGTAATCTGAATACATTCAATACCAGAGGGATGCACGGTGTAGTGTAGGGGATGCTCCACAGGATCGGGTTGTGGAATGTTTAGTTCTTTATAATCTTTTATGTCTGTTTCATTTAGCATACTTTTTATTTATGTAGTTAAGACTTACGGGCATTAGGTCAAATTCACCATCTTGTACATCATGAAGCATCAAGAACCCACGCCAATGTCTATTGCCTTGGCTGGACATGTAGTCTTCATTATGTTCGTAACAGGAGCCTGCTATCACCGACGTGAGGAGTCCTCCATCTGCTTTGTAACCTGTCGCAATCTGTAAGCCCTGTTGATGTCCTTGCACACAAGACATATGCTTCTTGCTAAGGCAGGCAGCAGCAGTTGATACAGGACGGCCCATAAGGCCAGAAGTAAAGTAATGGGAATAAGCAACACCATCGATGACAGTAACATCAAGGAAGTTATGAACGTCCCAACCATATTCTTTATAATTAAGATCTCCAATAGAAAGAACTCCTTCCAACTTTGGATCATCATTGACAGCACGGTTAATTCTGTTTTCATGATTGCCTAATGTCAATACCAACTGTGGTTTGTATTGCTTTTCTTTATTTTTCTTAGCTCGTGCATTAAACTCCCATAACGGAGACAGGAAGCTAACCATAGCGCTCTTACTCGCCTCAATATCTGAGATGTAACGTCTGCCTTCAAAGCTTTTCTTTCCAACATCGTAACTAGATAAACTAGGCATATCTGCAAAGTCTCCAATACATACGATTGTATCAGGCTTCTTTTCTACAGCATACCTACCGATTTTATTGAGGTAACTAAAGTCAACCCCAGGTTTTGCCTGTACGTCAGGCAGTACTAAGTGTTTGGCCATTTGCTAAAATGAATCCTACGTTTGCTAATGAATAGGCAAAGAATGACAGAGCCATTCCCACATTACCCTTGAGTAGAAAATCTAAGGATACACCGACGTATATTAAGCCAGTGATACCCAACAAGATGTTGCTCATTGAACGTGTTCAGACTTACCCGAGGAAATGTCTGTCTCTGTGAATTTAGAAGTGAATGGTATAGCACCCATTTGTAATAAAGTGTTAAGTCCAATCTTTAAGATGAAGTCCAACTCTTCTTGTTCTAGTTCACCTTGGAATTTAACTGTGCCATTTTCTGTTTCAATACTTTTATTTATTAGCATATTTCTTTGATATTTCTTTCTCTAGTTTAGTTTTTTCTACGTGGCATATCTTACACAGTACCTGCAAGTTCTTACCTTCACAAAACATTCTGTCGATGTATGTATCCCAAGATACAAATCCTACTTTGGGGTCAACGACAGGCTTTATGTGGTCTACTTGCACATCTTTTTGTGTATACTCTTGCTCACACATTGCACATAGATAATGTTGTGCTAAACGTTTTGTTGCTTTATTAATCTTTTTCTCGGTTTTGGCAGCATTAAGTGTTTCATACTTAGGAGGCCATTTGCGACTCCCTGCCCTGAGTGTAGATGTTACAAAGCTTCGGTAACGAGCTTCTGTCCATTTCCCATTATTTCTCATGTAGGAAATTTCCAGACTTCATTTTCTTGACGTCTTATCCACAAACATATTCCGTTCATAAGAAGGCGTTCATCGTCGCCATAAAGATTACGTACAAACTCAAACATGTCAAGCTCATCGTCGTAACTCTCCAGCTCTGCAATAGTAGACTCGAGCTTTTTGGGGACGCTTTGTCGAGCTTTCCCATCAAAGCCAAATATATTGTCAGTACGATCGCCCATGATAAGCTGATAATAGAAGTGGCGAATAGCAGGGATTGGAAATTGTTCACGATGTGTTCCTGTTACAAAATTAAAATGTTCCCCAGGAATCATCAACAAGTCTTTATCTATGGTACAAATAACAGTGTCTTTGTTAACCATTTGATAAATGCCCATGGCATCATCCGCTTCTTGGTGGTTCTCTACTGATGCTCCCCATTCTGTACAAATGTATTCACGGACTTGCTGTAACCATTTAGGTCTAGGCGTATCCTTACGATTGGCTTTGTATTCAGGGTTGAATTCGTATCGAAAGTTATCACTACCAGTGAGGTAGGTTTTGTATGTATCGCTGTTTGTTTCTAACAAGATGCGACGTATCAGTTCATCTGTACGAACGAGAGCTACCTCTACAGGTTCATTCTCACTCGCAGCAGAGCAACGATACGCCACAATGTCAGCATCGATTAGTGCTGTGGTCATTTAGCCTTTTTGTTACGTGCAGAAATTGCGCTGGCTTTAGCCTTAGCATCTGCCTTAGATGATGCACCCCAAGCTTGTAAGGACAACTTAAGGCGTGTGGGCTTACCATCTTTCTCTTCTGGTCCAGGCATACCACCCATACGTGCTAGAAAAGAAGCACGTCGTGGGTTGTCTCCTGACTTAACAGGAGCTTTTAATGTACCACCTGTCTCTGCTTTATAGGAAGCTCGTCCTTTAGCATTAAGACCACCCTTTGGGTTTTTACCCTCTTTCTTTTGCCATGCAGCTACCATTACATGCCTTTCTTTGGTTTCTTTGCAGTTTTAGCAGAATCAATGAAGTCTTGTTTAGATGGAGCTTTTTTGCTACCAACTTTATTCATTCGCTCACCAGAGCCTGCTTTGATACGTTCTTTTTTTGCGTTAATGTTCGCATAAAGTCCAGGTTTTGTAGCCATTACATTTTCTTCTTCATAGGGGTTTTCTTCTCGCCTTTGGTTGCATATGCAATCGCAACAGCTTGCTTAACAGGCTTGCCTGCTTTAACTTCTGTCTTGATGTTCTCTTCAAAAGCTTTTTTAGATTTAGATTTATTTAAAGGCATTAATACTCCGCAGATTGTATAAAGTGATGAAGAAAAGTAGCAACCACATCTACCTCTTTCTCATCATGTTCATCTTTACCTAACATGTAAAAGATTGCATGAATGAGTTCGTGGAAGAACGTTTGTTCCTTAACTTCTTGCATAACATTCTTCTTTAGAATGATTTGTCTAGTGTCACGGTTACAACTTCCTAAGAGGTTGTAATCATGTATTTGTGTGACTGTCCATGTAGAACCAGCCAGATTAAATTGTTTTGGTATTTTCATATTAGAAGCTGATAGGGGGATTCGAACCCCCATTTACCCAGATACCCCGAGCATTCTACCAATTGAACTATATCAGCTAAATTTGGGCAGACGTTACGGTTTTGATCCGTTTCTACGACTTTCACAGAATCGTGTGCTACCATTACACTAAACGCTGCATTAATTAATCTACCTGTGGGAAGTCGTCAGACATCTCACTGATAGGACCAAGTGCTTGTTTACCAAACACAAAGTCTTCAAACTGCTTAGCTAGGGCTAACACATTTTCTACTGGTGGTGGAGTCTTAGCGCCAGCCAGTAACAAATTGACAGCAGCACTAAGGCTAGATTGACGTACAATAAGTACTTGTCTCTGCGCCCGTTCTTCTGGTGTTTCGTAAGTGCTACGTGGCGTTGCTGCAGGAGCCTTACCACCAGCAGGAGCCGATACAGCAGGGCTATTGGCCCCAGCCTCAGCCTTAGCCATGGAGACCCAGTCGTTGTAGCCTTTGTCGTTCTTAACAATTGTAACCTCGTAACTTTCGCCTGGCTGTGCAAGAGCCAATGTTGAGAAGCTATCTTTAGTTGCACCGAAGGACATGACCTTCTTACCTTCTACTTTGCCTTGGAACGAGTTGTTCTTGTAAGCAACGTCAGCGGTTTGATAGCTACCTTTAGCGGTAGGTACTGTTTTAATGTCAACAGACAAAATGGTTATGTTCATAATTTCCTTAAATTATTAGTGTCTATACTATTATTGTAACACGTTTTAATCTCCGTGTCAAGAGAATTTTTGCATGTCTTTCATGTTAGGCCCAAATTTACTTTCGCAAGCCATAGGCACAGTCCAATCGTACCCGAAAACATTCCGAATACGGCTAGGTAAGTCAGCAAATACGCTGTCAAAAATCTGACGTAGCTGTTCCAAGTTTCTGCTAGGAGTATCAACCACGATAGAATCATGGACAGTAGAAACAAAATCGCAGTCAATATTAGCATCAGTAATCCTTTTCTTAGCCATTATCCTAGCCATCATCATAACGTCAGCACCAGTTCCTTGAACGGGATAGTTTGTAAGAGTTGTCCAAGGTACTTTAAGTTCTCCTCTATAGTCTCGCTTGGGGGGACAAGACCAACTTCTACCCATGGGTCCAACGATTGGGTTACTACCCATGACGATATCTTTCCATCTTGTATGACAAGCGTTAATGCCTGAGTATTTTCTGTAGAAGCGCTCATTCATGTCGTCCCAAAAGTCGGGACTGGTTGATACGTGCATGAAGTCAGGATCATTAGCAAAAGACCAGCCAGAGCCACGATAAATGGTTCTGAATAAAAATATCTTAGCGATGAGCCTTGAAGGCAGGCCAAAAGCCTCTTGATTTTTAGCATGGGTGTCTTCCCCTCCTAGTATTTCTTGTAAGCCTACTTGGTCTTTGGCTAGTTCTAATAAAACTCGCCATTCCAAACCGCTTGCGTCACATTGTATCAGCATTACTTTCTTAGGAGA